AAAAGAACAAAGATATTTCTGACACTAGTCGGAGGTACAGCCGTCCTTACGTGCATATGGGTTTATGGTCCAGAATTGCTGGCAACAGTGGTGGTTCGCTACCACGACAAGTTGAGTTCGTTGCAGATGATGCGATCGAACAAATTGATGGCTCAACGATCCAGAGCTATCTTACCCCTAGTAGAGGCATCAGAAAATGCTTCTTCTCAGTATTTTGCGCATGCGCCAAAGACGCAGCTATTTCTATCGGCCTCTTTGAAGGTTGTAAGAAGCGTCCTTATCGTTGCATCCCAGTCGGCTTATCCGTAAAAAGCCTATCTAAGGATACACATGCAGGTACAGATACAATGGGCAGAAAAAACAACTTGGATGTTCAAAGAAGAGTAATTGATCAAGTTAAAGACGTTTTTAAAAGACCTACTTCACGGAAGGTTTTAAGATTCGATGCTTCATTAGTTTACTCAGAGTTAAAGCTTGAAGAAATGTTTAACCTACCTGAGGTAATATTTCATAGATTTCAAGCAGTTTATGATTCAGCACTAGATGTCTGTAAAGAAAAATGTCGAATAGTTTGGTGTATTCCATACACAATCTTATCAATAGAAAATGTATTCTTTTATGAAGCAATAAATTCTGTTTTAAGACACTCACTATTAGATTCACAGGCAGTTTATCCAATCGGTTTAACGAATTACCAGATTGGTCAAAGATCAGTAAAAACATTAAGAGAGAGTTTTAAAGTTATTGGGAATGAAAATAATAAAATCTACAGTTTAGATTTTAGTAAATTTGATTCAACAATTCCTCTATGGGCTAAAGATATATTCTTTGCCATAATGGAAACAACTTTAGAATTAAAACCAAAAGAAAAGTTGGTTTTTAATTTCTTAAGAATTTATGTAAAATATACACCATTCTTAATAGGTAAAGAGGTTAAAGTCAAACAGAAGGGCATTAGCTCAGGACTTTTAATCACAAACTTATTTGACACTTGGTGGAATCTTACATTACACAATTTTGTAGAATGCATACAATGTGATTATCCAGAATTGATACCAGAGATATTAAGTGAAGATTTTTGTTTCTCGAAGAATTATAT